TCCGATCTATTGAAGATATTTTATCAAGAATTACAGATGAAACAGTAACTAAACTTGGTAAAAGTTTATTTTCACATCCTAAAAATTTGACACTTAGAACAATTATAGTACCACCGGTAACTATTCGTCCTGATATAAAAAAAATTAAAGGTGGTAGATCAAATAATAATGATTTAACAACTATTGTAAAAATTATTATCAACTTGGTTGATAAAATACCAAAAATTATTGATATTAATAATTTTACCCAATATATAACCCATTTAGATACAATTGAAATGAATTATATAAATTTAATTAAAGATACACCAGCATCAAATGTAAATAAATTACAAACTAATACTGGTATGTCATTAATGTCAATATCAAGTCGTTTTCCAAAAAAGACAGGAAGAATTCGAAAAAATTTAATGGGTAAGCGAACAACATATATGGGTAGAAGTGTCATCACTGGTGATAATTCTATTAAAATAAATGAAGTTGGTGTCCCATTATCAATTGCAAAAAATATTCAAATACCTGAAACGGTAAGGCATTATAATAAAGATAGATTAATGATTTATTTCTTAAATAAAGATAAAATTTATCCAGGGTGTTCTAAAATTATTAAGTATAATACAGGGGTTGAATATTATATTGGTGCAATTACTAATGATTTATTATTAGAAGATGGTGATATTATTTATAGAGATGTAATTGATGGGGATTTTGTTGCAATGAATAGAGCTCCTTCATTATTATATAGTTCAATTAGTGGACATATTGCAAAAATTATTAATTCTGGTGATACATTAAGATTATCTGTTAATGTAGTTGATACATTATATGGTGGTGATTTTGATGGTGATGCCATGATGATTATATTTCCACATAGTTTAATTGCAAGAAATGAATGTAGTTATTTATGTAATTTAGAAAGATGGTTTATTTCATATAAAAATAGTTCACCATCAATTGGTGTATATCACGATGGTTTAATTGGTATATCAGAATTTACTAGTGATACTACTATTGTAAATAGATATAATACAATGAAATTATTATCACAAATAAAAAATTATGATATATTAAATAAAATAAATAAAATAAATAATACAAATGATGGTAGATCTATTGTATCATATTTATTACCAGAAATTAATTATAAAAGAAAATCTGGACATTATAACCCAGATCAAGCTGATTTTATTAATTATAAACCTAATGAAAAAATGGTTATAATTAATAGAGGAAAACTCATATCTGGAAAACTTGATCAAAAAACAGTTGGTCAAGGTATTGACGGTAGTATATTTCATATTATTCATAATGAATTAGGAAGTACAACAACTTTAAATATTATTTATAATTTACAACAAGTTACAACATTATTTCAAATGCACAATGGTTTTACTATTTCATTTGATGATATATCAATTTGTAAAAGTGCTTTAGAAATTATAAATGAAAAAACATCAGTTATTTTAAAAGAAGCTGATGATATTACTAAACAATTACAAAATGGAACTATGATTCCACCGATTGGTATGACAATTAATGAATATTATGAACAACAACAATTGTCTGTATTAAAATTAGGAGATGATTTTTTAAAACCTGTATTAAGTAACATTGATACAGAAACTAATAATTTATATAATATTATATCATCTGGTTCAAAAGGTAAATTTACAAATTTACTTCAAATTAGTTCGGCAATCGGACAAACAAGTATTGGTGGTGAACGAATGGTTAGAAATTTTAGTTATGGTAGAACTTTACCATATTATGAAAGATTTTCTACAGAACCACAAAGTAGAGGATTTGTCCCATCTTCGTATGCATTTGGTGTTAAAATGACAGAATTTTTATTCCAAGCAATGGAAGCAAGATATGGTATTATTAATAAAGCCTTATCTACTAGTATTACTGGTCATCAAAATAGAAAAAGTATTAAAAACTTAGAATCTTTAAAAATTGATAATTTAAGAAAATCAACTAAAAATTATAATATAGTACAATTTTTATATGGAGAAGATGGAATAGATAATAGATTTACCGAAATTGTTAAATTTAATACTATTATGATCTCTAATAGTGATTTTGAAAAATTATATAAATCAAATATTAATAAATTTAGTAAATTATTTCAAAATAAGCAAGTTCAAAAACTAATTGATGATGAATTTATGCAATTATCTGATGATAGACAAATATATAGATTATTATATTTAAAAATTGAACAACAAAATAATAAACATAAATTAATTAGTGATACACAAAATTTACCAATTAATATTTATAGAATTATTGAAGATGTAGTATATAATTTTCAAGATTATATTAATGATACAAAGATTTTAATCAATCCAATTACAACATTAAAAAAAATTAATGATTTATGTAATGATTTATTATATTCTCATTATAATCAAATTCAACAATATAATAATAAAAAAATACCAAATTTTATTAAACAATCTTTTACTCTTATTCAAATAGCTATTAGAAGTAATTTATATTTAAATAATATAGTAAAAAAAAATATTGATGATAAAATATTAGATATTATTATTTTACGTATTAAAAATACATTTAATAATGCATTAATTGAAGCAGGTACACCAATTGGTATTATATCAGCTCAATGTATTTCAGAACCAATGACACAATATGTATTAGATAGTTTACATAGATCTGGAAGTACTGGTACAAAAACAGATTTCTTAGTTAGAACTAAAGAGATTTTAGGTGCTAAAGAAACAAGTAAAATGAAATATCCATTAATGAATATATTTATTGATGATAAATATATTCATGATAAATTTAAAATTCAAGAAATTGCTAATCATATTGAAATGATGCCATTAATGAATTTTATTAATAGTTATCAAATATTCTTTGAAGATTATAAAAAGATAGTCCACCCAGAATATAAAGATGAAATTAAATTAATTAATTTATTCGAAAAACATAATCCAAATTTACAAATACCTAATAATTTAATTAAATGGTGTATTAGATTAGATTTTAATAAAGAAATGCTAATTGAAAAAAATATGAAATTTGAAACAGTATGTATGAAATTAAAGGAAATATATCCATTATTATTTATAGTTAATACTGCAGAAAATACAGATAATATTATTATGAGAATTTATATTCAAAATAATATGTTTAAAAGAACTGATATTATTAATTTAAAATTAATTAATAAATTTATTAATAATAATTTATTAAAAACTATTATTAGAGGTGTTGATAATATTTTATCAACACATGTACATGATAATATTGCTAGATCTTTTATTGAAGATGATGGATCTATAATAAAAAAAAATATTTATAGTATTTCTACTAATGGTACTAATTTGGAAGATTTATTTGATAATGAATATATTAATCCTTATCTTACACAATCTGATAGTATTATTGAAATTCAAGAACTTCTTGGTATTGAAGCCGCTAGGCAGAAATTAATCATGGAATTACGTAATATAATGCCTGGAGTAGATGATAAACATTATATGATTTTTGCAGATGAAATGGCATTTACTGGAGAAATAACATCTATTGAAAAAAGTGGGCTAGAAGTCCGTGAGAAGACTAATGTGCTATTACACCTCAGTAATTCGCATCCAATTCAATTTTTGGAAAATGCGGCAATTAATAACATTACAGCCAGCACAAACCATTCTTTGTCAAGTGCACTTATGGTAGGTAAAACACCTGATTTATGTGCTAATTTCAATGATATTGTAATTAATGAAAATTTTATTCAAAATAATTAAATATAAAAAAATTTGAATATAAATATATTTTTTTATATAATATATAATTGATTATACTCATGTATCAGAAGAAGATTATGATATTATAAATAATGATAGATGGAGTTATGATGGTAAATATGTTAAAGTGAAGTTGAATTTAGTACTACAGATAATTAATATAATAAATATTATTATATTTATTTTTTTTATTTATTTTATTATATATAATAAATATGTCATTTTTACATAAATCTAATGATGATAAATTATTAATAAGTAAATTAAAAATAGAAAATTCTAGTTTACATTTTTTTAATAATTATATGACAATTCAAATTAATGAATTAACAAAAAAAAATAATGATTTAGAAAAAAATAATACTATTTTAAATAAAAAAATAAAATTATTTGAAAATAATAATAATAAATATACACAAACAATAATATCTGATAAAGATTATGAATATGAATTTATTTAAAATTCTATATTTATCCAAATTTCTTTTAAGTAATGGTAAATCTGGTTTTTATTTTAATAAAGTATTCCAACAATGTAATTTTTCTAATTTAGTATAACTAGATGGTATATATTTAATATTTGTCCATGAACATTTAATTTATTATATTCATATGGTATATATTTAATATATGTATTATAATAATCTAATATCTCTAAATTTTTATATTTAGGTGGTAATCTATATATATTTGAACTATTATAATATAATTCTTTTATATTAGTTAATTATGATGGTAAATTAGTTATTTCATTATATTCTTCTAAATCTAATATATTAATTGTAGTAGTATATTCTTTATCGCAAATTATACACATTTTAATATTTAATTTATTATATTAATTAAATATTAATTAATATTAAATATAATTTATTATATATATATATATTTTAATATTTTAATACTAATTTAAATATGGAATTTTATTTAGGTGAATTAGCAACTAGACCAAGTATAAGTAAAAAACTAACAAAAGGATATGAATTAATTTCACCAATTTCTATAACAATTTTACCAAGACAAATTTACACTTTAGATATGTGTATTATTTTCAAACATAAATCTTATGAACATTTATATATTGAAATTTCCGATAAGTATACAAATAAATTAATGATTATTAATACTTTTTATAAATCAATTAATAATAATTCATTAAAATTACAAATAAAAAATATTTCAAATAATAAAATATATATTAATAAACATGATATTATTTGTGATATTACAAATATTCATGATAAATCTAATAAAATTCACTATTTAAATACTTATTCTAATAATTTATCTACTATTGATTTATCACAATTAAATTTATCAAATATTAATTCTAATCCATTACCACAAGAATTTCCACAAAATATATTATACCCTAGTTCAGAAAAACAGGTAGAAGAAGTAGTATCAGTAGATCATAAAGAAAAAGTTGAAGTAGAAAAACCAGTAGAAGAAGTAGTATCAGTAGATCATGAAGAAAAAGTTGAAGTAGAAAAACCAGTAGAAGAAGTAGTATCAGTAGATCATGAAGAAACAGTTGAAGCAGAAAAACCGGTAGAAGAAGTAGTATCAGTAGATCATGAAGAAACAGTTGAAGTAGTAGATACTGAAGAAGAAGATACTGAAGAAGAAGTTGAAGAAGAAGTTGAAGAAGATATAGTAGTAGAAGAAACTAAACCAAAAAGAAAATATACAAAAAAAAAGGTAAATTAATTAATTAAAATTATTTTTATATTCATATAAATAATTACTATTAGGATGATATTTTTTTTTCATATAATATTCAGCAATATTCCATAAAATTGGTAATTTTTTATTAAAAAATCGTATTTTATACCATTTTTGTATTTTTTTAACAACATCATTAAAATAATGAGAATAATGAATAGATACTGTATTATATATATTATAATCATAATCATTCATATTAATCCATTCTTGATATTCTTTATGAACTAATAATATTTTCATATTTATAAAATATATATGATTATATATAAAAAATTAAAATAAATAAAAATTTAATTATTTAATATATATGAGAAATTAGTATATTTCATATCATTATTTAATAGTCCATCAATTTTAAAGAAATCTGATTTATCTATTTCAAATAGTTGTGTACTTTCTTTACAATTTGGATATTCTATATAATTATTATTTGGTTTTAATGTTGAATTTTTACCATGTTCATATAAATAATTAAAATTTTTTATAAAATAAAAATATGAATCATTATAATTTTCTAAACCAAAAGTAGATATACTATAATTAAATAAAGAATTTTCAAAATATTGTCCATTAATTTTATTAAATAATTCATTATCAATATTATATAATTCTTTTGAAATATTTATTATATTTAATAATGAAGAATAATAATTTAAATATATTTCATTATTATTATTATTAAAATAATAATTTGTTAAGAAATAAGATAATATATAATTATAATTTGAAATTATAAAATTATATTTTTTATTATTAAATTCTAAATATGTTAAATTAGATGATAATAAACTACTATATAAATCTAATATTTCAATATTGTTAAATACAATAGAAACTGGTTTCATATCTAATATTTTATTATATTTATTAATATCACTTTCTTTATATTGATAAAATTTAGTGATTTTAGTTAATAATTCATCTATATTATTATTACTATTAATAAAAGTAATATTACAATTTTGTGGTAATGATGATTGTAAAAATAATTCATTATCTTGTTTTCTAATATAAATAATAGATTCTAAACAATTTTTAAATATATTATTTTGTTTTTTAATTTTAATATTATCTTTATATTTTATATTAAATTCATTTAAAATATTTTTTATTTTTGTGTAATAAAAAGAATATGCAGTTATACCATGTAAGCATATATTAAAATCAGTTTCAAAATAACTATCTTTATTATTATAAATATAATTAATATTATTATCACTTATATCATTTAAATTATATATTAATTTATCTTTATTATAAATATTAAATTCATGGTTATCATTATTTAAAATATTTAATGGTATATGATAATCAATATATTTTATTTTTGATAATGATTTACTTTCTATATTAAAATTATCTACTAATAACTTATTTCTATCAATATCTTTAATAAATCGATGAAAAATATTATATGAAGGCCCTGTTATATCAAATAAAAAACTTAACGAATTATATTGATCTATTTTTTGATAATTTGGATTAATTATGATAAAATCTAAATAATTAATAGTTGGTAATTTATTATAAATATTAGTTGGTACATAAGTAATATCAAATACACTATAACCACTCATTTTTACTCGTATAGTAGTATTATGTATTGCAGGCGTTAAAGCAATATTTGGTAGTTTTTTATTACATAATATGTTTGATAATTTATCAGCATGATATATAAAATTATCAGAATACACATCATAATCTGGTATTTCATATTCATCATATAATTTTTTATTAACAATTAGTAAAGACATATGTATACTCATTCCACCAACTAAAATCAACTTATTTTCAATAATATAATTTTTAACTATATCTAATGCTAAATTTATATTATTTTTATGTTCATTATGTTCTAATTTGATATATTCTGAATTTGTAATAATTTCATTATTCATAATTTTATATTAATTATATATATATATTATGTTATTATATATATATATATAAAATTAATATAATTTTTTAATATAAAGAAAATTTATTTTTTGTAATGGATAAAAAAGTAGACTATTCTGAATATATAAATTATTTAGAAGAATTAAAAAGTAAAATTGATAATTTAGAATCACAATTAAAATATTATATTAATAAATCAAACAATAATAATAATTTAGTTGATGATGAATTATCTGTAGTTGGTAATGTTGTTGCTATTGGTAATTCAGATATAAATGGTATATTTACAGTTACTAAAGATAATAAAAGTAAGAATAAATTTATTTTAAAAAAAATAGTAATTGATGAATTTGATACAAAAACTTATATATATACTGGAATAATAGTTGATGATAATATTATATTTTATGATAATAATAATAATCAAGTATATAAAATGAGTTCAAATTATTCAATACAATTTAAACATAAAATAGATACACCTGAAATAGAAACAAAAAATTTAAAGATTGCTGGAGAATTAAGAGCAATTGGTAATGCAAATATGAATGGAATTTTTACAGTTAGTAGAGATATTAATGGTATGTCTGATTTAATATTAAAAAAAACAACACAAACAAATGATGGAAATGAAATAAAATTATATAGTGGAAAAATTAATGGAGCAAAAATTATTTTTACTGATAATAATAATAATTCTGTATATATTATGGGAACACCTAAGTCATTAATAATGTCACATAGATTAGAAGTACCTAGTATCCATATTGGAAAAACAAAAGATAATGTTAATGGTAATGTATTATCATTATATAGTGGAAGTAAAGATAATGCTTTACTTAGTTTCTTAGATAATGCAGGTAATCAAAATACTTATATTCAAGGTAATAAAAATCAATTATATACACCAAGTACAATTAAAACTGATAATGATATTATTGCTAATAATATAATTGTAAATAGTTTAAAATTAAATAACCCGAAAAAAGGATCATATACTAAAATAATTAAAGGAGAAAAAATGGAAGAGTGTAAAGATAATGAATTTGTATGTGGTTTGAGCCCAAATTATTATGGAGAATCCATGATAGGATTAGCAATGAAGTGTTGTCGTTTTGATCATGAAAAATATGATTAATAGTTTTATTTTAATTTAAAAAATATTAATATATATATTAATATAATAATGTATATTTATATATTAGAATTAACTAATAATAAATATTATATAGGTAAAACAAATAATGCAGAAATTAGAATAGAAAATCATTTTGATAATAAAGGAGCAGAGTGGACAAAATTATATAAACCCATTAAATTGATAGAACTTATACAAAATTGTGATAATTATGATGAAGATAAATATGTATTTAAATATATGAATCAATATGGTATTGATAATGTTAGAGGTGGTTCATTTGTACAAATAGAATTAAATAATGAATATAAAAATGTAATACAACATATATTAAATTCAACTAATGATATTTGTTTTGTATGTAATTTACCTGGACATTTTGGTAATAATTGCAAACAAAAAGTAATAACAAATAATAATATAACTTTAAATAATAAAGAAGATAAAACTATTATTAAATGTATGCGATGTAAAAGGGATGGACATTTACGAGATATTTGTAATTATAAATCATTTAAGGGTGGTAAAAAGATTAATAAAAAAAAATATTATAAAAATATAAAATAAATTATTTTTCTAATTTTTTTTCTATAAATCTAATACCAATTCTTTTATCAATAGCTTCATCTAAATAAATTGTTAATTCTGGACTAACAGTAAAGTTAAATTTAGATAATAAACTAGTATATATTTCTTGATTTTGAATATATACTAATTTTGCCATACCAACTAAATTATTAATTGATAATAATAAATTATGTTTAAATTCATCACTATAATTATCTTTGTTTTGCATAATATCACACACTTCTGATTTAAAATCACTATCAACAAAATCTAAAAATAATAAATATTCTTTATTTAATGATTTAATATTAATTTCATTAATTTTTCTATTTGAATTTAATATTTCAATTTCATTATTAATAAAATTAAAATTATTATTAAATGTATAATTAATTAGTTTTAATATTAATTGTTCAGAAAATCCATTTATATTTTCATATTGTTGTACTAAATCATTAGAATTATCTGCCATTTTTCTATATATAATTATAATATAATATTATTTATATATTATATATTATTGTATTACTTTTAATATATAAATAAAAAAATAATATGGAAGAATTTATAATAATTAATAATCATAATAAAGAAGAAATAAATATATTAAAATATAAATATGATATTAATATCTTAAAAGAAGAAAATAAATCATTAAAAACAAGATTATTTAAATTAACAAAAGAATTATTATTATATAAATATAATAATAATAAAAGAGAAATTAAAAATAATATTATACCTGTTATTTATTATTGTTTTGATTGTAATAGTTCTAATTGTAGATGTTAATTAAAATATTTGATAATTACAATATAAAAAAATAACTTATGTATATAGATAAATTGCTTAATTATTAACCAAACACACTTTCCTCAGAATATGTAATAAATAAAAACCCACATGGATCTTTATGTTCTTCATATAAATTACTCATAAGCATTGCTGTTGGTGGTAAAGTATTATTTACAAATAAGAATATTGCATGTTCTGGTGCTAATTTAATCTTTTTTCTAATAACATATGCAAATTGTCCTGCTGTTAAATCATTTGGTACTAAAAATTTATATTTAGTTAAATTATTTAATTTACCATTTTTTTTTTGTTCACAAATAATAGGGATTCTATCAGGATATTTACTTCTAATACGTTCAGATTCAGATTTTCTTTGCTCAAAAGATGTTGTATTTTTATAATTACTATCCATTACAATATATTTATATATATATATATATATATAAATATAATTTTATTTTTAATTATAATTATTATTATATTGTAAAAATATAAAGTTTATGTGTTTAAATTAAATTCAATTTTAAAATTGAATTTAAATAAATAAAATAATATATATATAAATTAATTTGAAATTCAATTTAAATATAAAATGAATTTTGAATTAATTGATGAAGAAGAATTTAACAATATTATCACAAATATAGACGAAAATATATTAGAAATCGAAAATTATAAATTATGTATAAATTGTAATATACAAATGAATATAAATATAAATAATTTATATACATGTAAAAAGTGTGGATATATAAAACATATAACTACAGAAAATAATGAATATGAGGCATCATTGGATAACTATAATACAAATAGTAATTATAATATTCCTGTTAAATGTGTTGGTGCAAAATCATATAATTATCAAAAATGTATTAGAAATAGTACATCAGAATATAATACAATTCAAGAAAATAATATAAAAAATAAATTATATAAATTAAATTACCAATCAGAAAAAATATGTATACCAAAAAATATTATTTCTAATTCTATTGAACAATATAAATTTATTCGTAATAATTATAATGTATATCGTGGAGATATACTTAAAGGTATATTAGGTAGTTTAATATATTATGAATGCTTAAAAGAAAAAATTATTAGAAAACCTAGAGAGATTGCACAATGGTGTAAAATTAATGAATCAAATTTAAGTAAAGGTGATAAAATAGTTAGAAATTTACATGAAGAAGGTGTATTAAATTTATATGTTAATAAAAATTTAGAGCATGATTTTATTAATTCATATTTAATTAGATTAGGTATTAATTTAGAATTTAGTGATTTTTTATATGAATTATTAATATACATTAATACATATAAAATTGGTAATTTAAATTCAAGATTATCAACTAAGGTTGCTAGTATTATTTATCTATTAATTTTATCAAAAGAAATGGATATAACAATAGATAAAATATCAAATGAATTTGATATATCAATTAGTACATTTAAAGCTTATTATAATAATATTTATAAAAAAAGAGATATTTTAATTCCATTATTTAATAAATATGAAATACCACAACCAGTTAGATTACCACGTAAAAATGGATCAAAAAATAAATTAAAAATAGTTTAAAATAATATATTATAATTTTTTTTTATATTAAAATTATAATATTATAATTAAAATAAAATGAAAATTGTTATTAAACAAATAAAATTTAATGATTTAAATAGAATTATTGAAATTAATGAAAACTGTTTACCTGAAAACTATTCTAAGGATTTTTGGACACAGCAATATTATAAAAGTAAATGTACAAGTTATGTTGCCTATAATAGTGGTATAATTATTGGTTATATTTTATGTGATAATAATAGTATTATATCTTTTGCGATTGATGAAAATTATAGAAGAAATGGTATTGGTAAACAATTATTATTAAATTGTTTAAATTCTGTAAGTAATAATATAAAATTATATTGTAGGGTTCATAATATTAATGCATTTACATTATATAAAAAATTAAATTTTAATATAATTGATGAAATATCAGAATATTATATGAATCCTATAGATAATGCTTATGTAATGGAATGGAAATATACAAAAATAGATAAAAATTTAATTAAAAAAAAAATTATTATTAATAATAATCTTAATAATAATAAATAATAATATTATTAATATTTATTATGGAACAAAAATATAAAAAAAATAAATTACAAACAGGTTTAATAAATAAAATTAAAACTAAAAAAGAAAAAAATTTAGATAAATTACAAAAAGAATTTGATAATATAAATTTATCTGAAAAAGATTTATTAAAAATACCAGAAATCAATAAAAAAATATATCTTAAAAACCATATATGTAAAAAATATAAAATTGATAATATTAATTTTAATTGTATATCATGTGCTAAAATAGTGGCTTATAGAGATGATGGTTATATTACTGATGATGGATTATTAAAAAATTATGAAATAAGAAAAAAATATTGTAAAATAAAAAAAAAGACAAGGAGCGTAAAATTATATTTAATTTTAACTAATAAATTTAATTAAATCTTGAATATCACGATTTCCATTATATGTTTTAATATAATGTCCATTATTGTATAATACAATTGTTGGAAAACTATTGACTTGAAACCCATAAATAAATGAATTAATTTCATTAATTAGTTCACTCTCATTATCAACATCAACCATACAACAAATAACCTTATCTTTTGTTATTTTACAAAATTCTTCATATTGTGGTAAAAATCTAGTACAATATCCACACCAATTAGCTTTAAATAATATAACTACAGGTCCTTTGTTATATGTATCTAAACATGAACCTGTAAAATCTTTTTTTTTTAAATCAATAATACCCATAATAATTTATATAATATATATTATATTATATATTATATTTTTAATATAAATTATTAATATATCCTAATTTTAATATAAAATAAAGTAAAATATATATTATTTAATATTTTTTTTATAATAATAGTATTATTGTTATTAATATTAGTATTATTGTTAATATTTATTATTGTTAATATTTATTATATTAT